ATATTAGAGGCTCTGTCTGGAATAAGAAGCCAAGGTTATCAACAAGCACAACAAGCAGCACAAACAGCAGGTCAAGGTATAGGAACTCTAGCAGGACAGCTCGGACAATTCGGACAAGGATTAGGTACATTGGGCGGACAGCTTGGACAATTCGGACAAGGCTTAACAAGTACGGGTGGTCAATACGGACAACTAGGCACACAGATTGGTCAGTTGGGCACTGGGGTAGCAGGACTTGGTCAGCAGAAATCAGGAGAACTGTCTAACTATGCTAATTTGCTTAACGCGCTAGGAACACAAGGACAAACAACTCAACAATCAGGACTGTCTAGATTGTATCAAGCCGCACAGCAAAGAGCAGGCGAACCTTGGGATAGAGCCATGAGAGGCATGAATGTCTTGGGTGGATTCAGACCTGGTGAGTTAATCGGCGGGTATGAAACTAAAGTAATGCAACCTCAAACGTATCAGCAACCAACCAGTGCCGGCAGTACCATTCAAGGTATAGGCGGAATATTGGGCCTTGGTAATACTCTAGCCGATATTGGTCAAACATTTGGCTGGTGGGGTAGTCCAGACCCAAGCAAAGGAGCACAGGGTGGTTATGTTCAAAAACCTAGAGACTATAACGCCGGCGGTATTGTTAGTGGAATTGTTCCGGTTAATATGAACCAGGGTGGTGATGCAAGTGTGGAAGATCAATTAAAAGATTTGCCTCCTGAAGAACGACAATCCATATTAGAGTGGATCAAAGAGAACCCAATTGATGCGGCAGCAATGGCATCTCTAGCGATTCCTGTAGCAAGATGGGCAGGAGTAAGGCGTCTTGGTGGTGGAACGCTTGGTAAATTGGTTTTTGGCGGCAGAAAAATAACACCAAAAACTAGGGGTAGTGGCAAAACAAAAGAGGTTTGGTCAGAAGCAAAAGATAAATGGATAGATGCCAATACCACGCAAGGACAAATGGTTTTAAATATGGGTTCACAAACAACTAGAGGTTTAACCGGACGAGCCAAAGACCTAATTATGAACAACAAGTTGACGACCGGTCTTCTTGCTGTTGCCGGTGGTAAAAGGCTGTTTGGTGGAGACGATGAAGACGCACAACAAGTGTTGGTAGATTCTGATGCAGAAATAGAAAAATTAAGAGAGATAGAAAAAGCCAAACAAGAAGAAGCCAGAGCCAGAGAAAAAAGCAGAATTTTTCAAGATATCGTTAGTACTACAGGTCGTCTTGGTGAAATGATGAATGCTCCAGGCACAAGACAAGTCAATTTTGCTGATGCTGCCAATATCTTTGCAGAAGAAAGAATGGGTCTTCCTCAATCGGATCAAGCCAGAGAAATTGAAGAACTGTCTAGAATGTCAGGCTATAGCCCTAAAGAGTTGTTGGACATGACTGATTTATACCAAGGTAAAATTGCAAACAAGGACGACTTAAAAGCACAATACATAAATACAGCTTTTGAGCGGTTCGGTGTTAACTTTGAAAAACACCCAGAACACATGGACATGGGTGGAAGTAAAACGGGCGCACAAATTAGGTTAGAGATTATGAACATACTTGATATGATGGACACAGATGAACTGACATCTATAATTAAAAATCTTCAAGTGCCTACAGTTATAGAAGACTAATGCCTGTAACAGTAAAAGTAGGCGGACAGCTTTTTACTGTCAATAGCACAGACGATCCAGAAGTTGCCAAAAAAAAAGCAAGACGAGAGTTAAGAAAAAAGACTGGCGATTATTCGGTGTTGGGCGAAACTTTTATCAAAGGACCCATCTATGGTTTAACGACTGGATTAATTCAAGGTCCTGTTGAGTTAGCGGCTACAGCTTTTGATATAGCTAAAGGAACCGATTACACATCTGATGTAACTGATTATTTTGAAAAACACAAAATAGAAAAACCGATCAGCACAGCAGGACATGTATCCTCTGCTCTGTTTCAGTTTGGGGCGCCTGCCAGTATAGCCACAAAAATGGTTCGTAAAAGCTTACTCAAACCAAAAAGCAAAAAACTGTTTGATCAAAGCAGTAAGTATGCCAAGAAACCATCGTTTATAAAACACACGGTAGCGCCTATTGCAGCGGCTGATTTTGTTGCGACCACAGTAGACACTCCAGAATTGGGTATTGTCAAAGGCATGTATAATGTGATGGATCCAAGCTTCTTTGGTCCAACTAATCCACAGAATGAAATAAATTTGTTGGATGAAAAAATCAATGCATCAGATCGTCTTTCACATAGATTCAGAGTAGGTGCTGAAGGCGGTCTTATTATGTTAGGTCTTCCAGCGCTTTGGAAAGGATTGAAAGCAGCCGGCGCTGGCACTGCTAAAGTTGCAGGTCAATCTAAATCAGCTATGGCTGCCGCTAAATGGATGCAAAACAAAAAAAATAATCTCAGAGACATTTTAGATGAAGGACAATTAAGAGGAGATAAGTTATATAAAACAATTTCAAAGTTTCGTCCACAGGGTGCTTTCACAACAGTTGAGGCGGCAGAAGCAAAGGCGGCTAAAACAGCGTCTGTTAACAAGGAGTTAACTCAATTAGAAAGCAATATGGGAAATCTGTGGGGCGGTTTTAATTGGCTTAATAAAAGCAATAAAATGTCAAAAGACCAATTAGTGGATGTAGCAGACAACATCAGAAGAGCAACTTACGGCGCCAAAAAAGAGGTTCGTAATCAGGCTATGAAGAACCTCAAAGCTGTTGACGATCAATACATGACAAAAAAGAATTGGTTTAAAACTATAACTGAAGAGGTTAATCCAAAGACAAAAGAAATAACATGGAAAGAACAGATAGCTCCTAAATTTTCATTTGCTAAAAACGCAGAAAGAACTCGTACACAAATTGATTCCATGAGTGCACTCCTTATTAAAAATAAAAAATTTTTAGATCCTAATTACGCAGCAGCGGTCGAAGCTAATATTGAAAAATACGGTTACCAAGCTTATCGAAACTTTATTGATAATATTGATCATGTGGTTCCTTATAACAGCGCCAAGTGGAAGAGCGCTAGAGAAGAACTAATAAACCAGAAGATTGTTAGGCCAACAGATAAGGAAATAATTAGATTTGCAACACAACCAGATGGTTTAAAAAAATTATTAGAAGGTAGGGCGGACATCATATTAAGAGATTTGTTAAAGAAAAGAAACTTTGATAACGCTTTTATGGTACCAGAAATGTCCCTAGATGGCGTTAAGATGGGTCTTTTAAAAGGTAAAAAACTTCAAGACCTACCTGAAATGCGAAGTTTTCTAGGAGAGGTAACAGCAAAAACAGGATCAGCAAAAGAAAGAATTGCAGAAATTCAAATGATTAATAGAGCTACAGTTGAGAATCTAGCAAAGATGACATCGAGCATGCGTTACCTAGATGATGTTGCGGATATTAATAGAAGACTAGCTGAGCAAGGAAGCAACAAAAGATTTCTTTATAACAATATTGATGAAGTGCCAGAGAATATTAGAGCCGGATTCTTAGATGAAACTGGAATGCCGATTACAATCCCAGATGAATTAAAATTTGGCGACATTGCTGGAAAAATAACTACACAAGGCATGGCCGATGCTTTGGTTGGAGCACAAAAAGGGTGGTTAGACCAAGCCCCTGGCGTTATGGGAAAAGCTTGGGGAGCTTTTCTTGGCGCTAAAGGTATGGTGCAAGCAGCCAAAACGGTTTACAGTCCAATCACTCAAGTCAGAAACGCCACCAGTGCGGCCTTGTTTGCGGTCATGAACGGCAACATCGCCAGCGGTAAAACACTACAAGATTCTATGATGATAGTATTTGACATGTTAAAGAAAACACAAGGCACAAACATGTCTGCTTATTATGCCAATGCACAAAAAAAAGGAGTCGTTCAATCGGGTGCAAGAATCGGTGAAATTGATAGCTTAGTTGATGATTCGGTCAGAGCTATGGGCTTAAAAGAAAGTAACCCTTTCAGCAAGGCTGCAAAATTTAATAAAAACAATATTGCTACCAAAATTTATGTTGGCTCAGATGACTTATGGAAGATAGCGAGTTGGGAAATGGAGAAAGGGCGCCTTCTAAGAGGGTTTGATAATGCTGCTTCTAAAAATGCTGACTTTGTTATCCCTACTAGTTATTACAAAGACCTTAGTGCAAGAACATTTAGAGAGGTTGAGAAGGCCGGAGGAAATTGGAACAGCTTAAATGCCAAAATGAAAAATGAAGTCATTGAAGAAATGGGCGCGGGCATTGTCAGAAACACGGTGCCTAACTATTCAAAAGTACCTCAAATTATTCAGTCATTAAGACGAACTCCGTTTGGTAATTTTATTGCATTCCCTGCTGAAACCATAAGAACCTCGGTTGCGTCCACATCAAGAGCAATTGATGAAATTGCCAGCGGCGTCCCAGAATTGGCCGAGATTGGTATGCGTCGATTGATGGGCAACATGGCAGTCATGTACGGCATTCCTAAAGCGACCTACGAGTTTGGTAAATACATGACGGGTGCTGATGACGAACAAGTCCAGGCCTATAAGAGAAGTTTTGCAGCGCCTTGGGAAAAGAATGCGGACCTCATTCCAATGCGAACCGACAAAGACGGCAATATAGTAGAGTTTTTTAATTACTCTTACACTAACCCCTATGAATATCTAAGAACGCCTGTGTCGGCTGTTTTTAATGCGGTGCAAAACGGCGAGACAAGAGGTGACAAACTTAATGAGATATTAATGCAAAGCCTAATTGGAAATCGAGATAATCCAGGTGCGATTAGAGAATATCTTGAGCCTTTTGTGGGCGCTTCTATTGCAACCAATATTGGTTTAGACCTTACAAGAAATGTGACTTACGCATCGGGGTCTGCTCAAAAAATATGGAACTCAACCGATGACGCTGGTTTGGTGACTGGAAAAATAATTGCTCACATTGTTAATTCTGCTGCACCTCCAGTTTTACCTGCTACACTAAAACCAGGAAGACCTGGAGACATGGGACCTTTGTTTTGGAAAGACCTACCTAGAGCAACATTAAATTCGCTAGGCCTTGCAGATACGCCCTTAAACTCAAAAGGAATTAGGCCAAATACTTACGGACAAATTGCTGAATCATTTACTGGATTGAAAACCATTAAGCCCACCATTGAAAGAACACTTGGTTTTAGAGCGCTCGATGCTAAAGAGGAAATGCGAGAAGCAGTGTCTTATTACACGGCTGCTGTAAGCAATCCAAATATATTAAACCCAGAAGAACATGTTAGAGCATTGATGAAAACCAATGAAGCTAGGTTCCAGTCCATGAAAGACTTATCAATGGCTATTGAAGATGCTAAAGCTTTGGGGGCTGGTGAGAATGAAATCTATAAAGTGCTCAAAGAGAAGAAGATTTCTAACCCAGAAATGATCATGAACCGAACGTTCATTCCTTATTATCCGTCCGCTTATCAAATTGAAAGAGAGCTACAAAAAGAAGGGGCGAGGTTCCCAGAAGAAGAATTGAGACAGTCTTTTATTGAAGAAATTAGACCAACATTGCCAGGTATAAGCGCACCTACATTTACACCTCCGGTTGAACCAGGCAGAAGACTAACTGCTCTTGATAAAGCCAGAAGAGATCCAGAGGGTTCGGCAGCTATATTGTTACGCCAGAAAGAGCTTGAAAAGCTCATGGGCATTGAGTAGTGCGTCGACGTAGAAGCAAGTACGGCGCGATCCGTGTTGAATACGATGGCCATAAATTTGACAGCAAGCTCGAAGCCGCCAGATACAAACAGCTAAAACTCATGGAGAAGGCCGGGCAGTTGACCAACCTGGAATTGCAGCCGAAGTTTCCCTGTGAAGTCAGCGGCAAGAAAATATGCACCTACATCTCAGACTTTCGTTACACGTTAAAGAACGGCAAGGAAGTGGTGGAAGATGTGAAGGGCGTGGAGACGGCCGTGTTTAAACTAAAGAAGAAGCTGGTCGAAGCCCTGTACCCAGACGTTACAATTGAGATTGTGAAGAATCCTCGGCTTTTTGTGGTGTTATAAAAAAACCCACACCAGGTTAGTGATGTGGGTTCTCGGTTCTAGCCTTTTGTTTTTTTATAGGCCTTCTTTGTTAACGGCCTCTCTTTGCTAGAAGTTTTAACGTGTTCGCTAATGGCTTCCATTAAAGACTTCATGTCGTTATATCCATAGGCCTCATATATAGGCGTGTAATTGTCATTTTTCTTTTTCATAATATTTATCCTTTATGATTAGTTAATATAAATGCCCCTTTCTCAAAGGGATTGAATTTCAATCTAGTTGTTAAAGAGCACCCCTATATTATACCATGACACCATAAGTCATTGATTTACAAAGAGAAAACAGAACTTAAAAAGTTATAAAATTGAGAAAACGATCCTTGTTTGGACTGATTTGGGTGTGTTTTTTTAGAATGAGTCTAAAAAAAAAGCTTATGGTTAAAGGCTTTTGGAGTTGTCGCGCAACAACAAACTAGAATTTTGGACTATTTTTTTTTCTAACCTCGACGGCCTCCTCTCTGGAAATTAGCATATCCAGATAGAACCTGGCTTTCTTATAATCCTCAAGCGCTTTGTTCTTATGCGGGGCACGCCACATGTATTTAAAGATTTGCCCCTTGAGGTAGCCGACGAACTCGGATCCGTTCAGAGCTGATGCAATGGCATCGAGCGCCTCAATGGTCCCTTTCGTGTAATGAGCCGGGTGATTGACGGGGTCGTCAGCCATCTCTGGTCAACTCTTCTAGTCTGGTATCAACGCCGAACTCTTCCCGGAACCTTAACAGTTTTTTAATTAACTCAGGGTCGTAATAAGATTTAGACAGCTCTCTCATTTCAGTGCTCGTGAAAACGTTCATGCCTGTTTTATTTTTCGGGGCATTGGTTATTGATTTACCTCCCTTCATATAAGTTATATCATCCTCGCCTTTGCTTTCAATGGGAAGATTAACCAGGGCGGGTAGCCAAATGTGATCATCGCAACCTTGACGCTGTGTTTCCTCATCAATGGCTTTATTAAATTTATTACACCGCCAGCCGCCATCACCCTCCAGTACCGGCTCGCTGTGTTTACAGTTACGGCAATTAACATCGTCCGGTAATTGTTCTAAATTATAAATGGCCTGTTCTTTTGCCGACATAAATTTCTTAATTCGATAATCGGTGGGTGAGTAAGGAGACTCCGGCGGTTCTGTTGCAGCAATAATTTCACGGGCTTTTTTCTTCATCTTTTCCAAAACACCCTCTCTGGCATCTATAATCTCCGTATAAAGCGATGAATCATTTTTGTTATACACAACCACCAAAGTGCGCTTCAAGTTAAATGAAGCCATATAACATTGGATTTGAACCGCGTAGTTGGAAGACCATTGTTCGTAGCTTTCCCCTTGTTGCAGCTCATTGAATCGATTGTTGTTGGCCGATTTGACCTCCAGGAGCATCACTTCTTCAGGATTCTCCGGATCAACGTTCTTAACAACACCATCTGTGGAGCCACCCAAATGTCCGGCCAAGTGGGAACAGCGATATTGTTTGCCGTCCTTATCCACAGCCGATACATTAATCGAGCTTTTCTTTAGTGCATCAACCACCTGGTCCTCAATGCGATTGCCCAGATCAAACAAGCGCAGTATTCTGCTGTTGTCAATCATCGGGAAAGACCATCTAAACATAAGCCATAGCTTGCGCGGGTTGTCGCCAATGATGCTCATGCCCATGTGCACACGATGCTTTTGTCCTTGCTGTTCTGCTTTATCAAACTCTTCTACTATGTTCATAGCGTTATTCTCCTTTCTCCTGCATAAATTACTTTGATGTTCTCGTACTTGCCTTCCTTTTTGGTGAGGATGCCGTCGATGTGATTAAAGGCACCCTTCTTATTAATCAACTCAACCGCCTCGCTAACGGTCTTGGGTGGAAACAAATCCATGGTAATGCGCTTCCATCTGGATTTGGCAAACTGGTCTGCCTTGGGATGGCCGAACATGAGAGGCAATTGATACTGGTTAAACAGGTCCTCACACTCAAACACCACCTTACAATAAAAGTTACCGCCTTTTGAAGTCATGGGATGGGCGGACACTCGGCTCACATTGAAAATGTTTTCTACCTTGTCCTTCTTCTCATCCGATAACACATAGCCTTCACCAGCTGAACCGCTTTTGGCTAGACCGGGTGCTTTTCTCTCGGGCTGAAAATGAAAGGCTTGCGGTTCAGGAAAGGCGTCACCGCATTCACGACAATCTTTAAACGATCTGGGGTTCACTGCGAAACAACTGTCGCACACTTTGATCTTGGCTTGGGCGCCTTCATCTTCGGGTATGGCCTCATCCAAACAACCGTGTCGTTGCATGTTCTCGCCATAATCCAGCATTAAACAATTGTCCTTGTCCGGATACTGACGCATACCACGGCCGCACATTTGGACATAGAGTCCAAGACTTTGTGTCGGTCTTAACAGCGCCAGGCAATCGGTTCGGGGCGCATCCCAGCCTTCGGTCAACACGCCTACATTACATAGGGCGTTGATATTGCCTATCTCGAAGTCGTGCAGGATGCGCTCCCTTTCTTTTGTGGGGGTGGTGCCGGTAACAACTTCAGCATTAATGCCTCGTTCCTTGAGGAACAAACACATTGTTTCCGCATGAAGAACCGACACACAAAAGAATACGGTTGCAGTGCGGCCTTTTAAGTAGGCCTTATCCATCCAGTCGTTAAAAATATCAAGCATGAGCGGTTCGTGTAAAGCTAACTTTTCCAACTCGCCCTCGCGATAATCGCCCCCTTTAAACTTGAGTCTAATACCACTGGCATCAATGACTGCCTTGTTGTCAACAGCAAACGCAGAAAGTCGCGAGAGGTAACCATCTTGAACCAATTGTGGGATGGAGATTTGATAGGCTACCTCTCTAAAGAAATGATCTAGCTTGTCACCATAGATATAACCTTGTCCCATGCGATAAGGCGTGGCGGTTACCCCCATGACTCTACAAGGTTTCTTTTCATTCATTGCGTTTAATATTTTTCGATAGCGCGTGTTAGGACCAGGCGCTATATGATGCGCCTCGTCAATAATAATATAGTCAACTCCAGGAATCGCATCCAGTCGCTTTTCGGACGCTAGGGTGTCCCTGGATGCGATCAATACTGGGGCGTCGGTGTCATAGCTTTTTAGTGAGGCGGCTAGAACACCGACAGGTGCGGTAGGCCACACCTTTAATAGTTTGTCTTTGGCTTGTGAAACCAACTCTTGTCGGTGCGCCAGAATTAAGAACCGATTATTGCTAGAGCTGAGCTCTTTAATCAGGTGTGAAAACACAATGGTTTTCCCGGCAGCAGTGGGTAAAACGAGGAGTGGGTTGTGATCAATGGGTTTTGCCTGGAAGTAATCCAGTAGTGATCCAAGCGCCTCTTCTTGGTAGTATCTGAGTTGCATCAGTGCACCGTTTCTCCGTTGTCCGAGTTTTCGTCTTCGTTAAGAGCCTCGGCAATTTTACTTATAGATATGTTTAATAAATTATAAGCATTTTGTTTGCTGGGCGCAGTAGATAATATGATGTCGGGATGTATGAAGACCAGGACTCTGGCAATGTTCTCTTCTGAAATGCCGCGCTTCTTCCACTCTTCAATTAAATTGTAAAGGTCGTTGATCATGGATTCCCCGGCTTTGATGCCGTCCTTAACCGACTGGCTTAATTCGTCGTCGTCTTTCATTGTAATTCCCTAGATAAGTGTGGCCTTTTGATAAACGAGTAGCCATCAAACTCGTGATCGGAGGTGATCTATTACTCGTCCCAATTGCCGATGGCATTACCCGTGGCAGTGGACACCTGTTGTGTCGTGGTCTCAACCACTGGTTCTTTTTTTACTGGCATCGCTTCGGTCATCTTAGGCCTAAGAAAAGAAATGATTTTGTTGGAATCTCCATACTGATCATTTTTCTCAATACCAATTTTAGCCATAAAATTTTCCATCATTAGGTTGTTTACAGCATCTCGATTAAGCTCAGTAGCGTTACTACCTGTCGCAATCATCCATTGCTTTAAACGACTGATGCCAACCGTTGGGTTCGCACCAGAGATGGTAAAGTTTTCCCAAATCACACGGTTTGCATAGTTTTCACCTTGCACCCGGTATGTGACTTTGAGATATTTGTTTCCGGCTTTTGAAATTTTTTGCTCCCAGTCCTCGGCCATTAATTCATAAGTGCCTTCCGGTATGGGTTCAAAACTTCCGCCAGTGTCCTCGACCGTACTAAGGTCTATATGAAAATCTTCAGACATTTTGTCCTCCTTTGTTTTTGGTTTCATTAGGTATAACCGTCGCTTTACAGGCGTCTGTAAAAGCAGACCAGTTAAAATCTATTCTTTCAGGGAGTTGAAGTCTTGATTTGGCATCAAAAGCAGCGGTTCTCTTCGTGAATAAATAACGTTTATCGCTAAAGGTTTTGCCACGAGCTTTCTCATTGAAGCCCTGCCCGGACTTCACGGTGGTAAACAAATGATTAGCGAAAAAATTAAAGTCGACCCAAGCGCGAATCAGACTGGACACTTTTTTATGCGTGTTCAGCTCATAGCGGTCGTAGGGTTCGTGTTCTGGATCAGAAAAGGTTCGTATTTGTACATGTGATAGTAGTATGACGTTCATCTTCTTGGCAACAGAAAGCGCTTCCAGGTTTCTTAAGATTCTTGCGAACAGCTCATAGCTCTCCGTGAACCCCTTAC